TTAAATAAAACATTTTCTTTGGTATTGGCATTAGCATCTGCATTAGAAGATGAAGATTTATATAATCGTATATTCCATAATTTAAACATGGTGCTTATGAAAAAATGGGATAATATGCCCGATGATGTAAGAAAACAGATCATTGAAAAAAGAGCAAGATTGGATGAAAGTCGTTCTGCCGAGGAAGAAATGGAAAAAATGAATCGTATAAATGATTTTCGTAAACGTATGAATAAATACAAAGAAAATTTTTTAGATGATCTTGAAGCTGAAAAACGAAAATTAATGAGAGATTTACAAGACGAAGATAGTTTCAATGATAAACATGGAAGTGAATTCGGTGATTATCCTGGCAGTAATTCTTTAGATTCTATGATGGAAGAACAGATGGAAGAATTTGAAAAGAAACATAGACCTAAAAAACTTAAAAAGAAAAAAATTAATCCATTAACTTTTTTAAGGGATGTTGAGTGGAATCCATATCACGAATCTCTAAAAATCAAAAAAGGTAAATGGAATGAAGATACACCACCTGAATAGGAGTAAAACTAAATGAGAACTTTATTAATAATAACACCATTTCTACTAGGTAACTCAGCTCCAATTGGTGCATTAATACCATTATTGATAAGTGGAGTTGTTGGAATTGGTATCATCATTGGTATCATATATGGACTTATTAGGTGGTTAGCATAATGAATCCATTTGAATATGCACATGACTTAGTAACTAAAGAAAGTTATGATGAAGAAGTACCAGACAGAAAAGATTATAAACAATTTCTAATTAATCGTACATTATCTTATCATAATGATATTATTCATTTTGTCAATGAAATGAATTGTTTTCCAGATACCAATGATAAAGCACATTATGATTTCCTTTATCATGCAGTTCCAAAGAAAAAGAGATCGAAGAAATATTGGGTTAAGGGTAAGAAGTACGAACATATGCAAATTGTAAAAGAATATTATAAGTTTAGTACAGAAAAGGCTATTAAGGCATTGTCTATTTTATCTGAAAAAGACATCAAATATATCAAAACCAAGTTATATAAGGGTGGTATGTCATAATATTATAAATACTACATCATGGGTTATATAAATGAAAGGAAGAATTATGAATGAGAATGTTGAGTGGTCTATAGAGGATATGATAGAAGTCCGATTGAAAGAGGATGATGATTTTTTAAAAGTCAAAGAAACTCTCACACGAATTGGAATTGCTTCACGGAGAGAAAAGAAGTTATTTCAATCTTGCCATATACTTCACAAACAAGGTAAATATTATATTGTTCACTTCAAAGAACTTTTTGCCTTAGATGGTAAACCTACTAATATTTCTGAAAATGACATTGAACGTAGAAACACCGTTGTGAATCTTTTAAACGAATGGGATCTAGTTGAAATTGTGTCTCCTGAAAAAGCACAACCAACAACCTCGATTCGACAAATGAAAATACTCCCGTTTAGTGAAAAAAATGAGTGGGACTTACAGGCCAAATATACTATTGGTAATGTTTCTATTAAAACAAGTGGTGATCCTAAAAAAGATAAAACTTTTGAAATAGGTGAAGATTTCGCATTATGATTAAAAAAATGATTGTAGTTATTTTTATTATGTGTGCAGGATGTTCGACTGTTGCTGATCTTACCATACAAAGTGTTGCTGGTGCAGTTGGTGGTGCTTTGGGTAATATGGCTGATAGAAGAATGGAGAAGGCATTAGGTAATGATGCTGAAAAAGAAGATAAAAAAATTGAAGAAAAATTTATTCCAGATGATGATAAGGAGAAAGTGAATGAACATAAAAATAGTAAAGTTATTCAACGGCGAGGAACTTATTGGGGAATTTAATAAAAAAACAAATGTTATAAAAAATCCAGTTGTAATGATTCCCGTGAACAAAGAACAAATTGCATTTCAACCGTGGTTGCCATATGCAGAGGATAAAGAATATCAATTAAAGGATACGATGATAATTATCACCGCAACACCTTCTCCAACTATTTTGAATGAATACAACCGTGTATACGGTTCTGGTATTGTTGTCCCTAGTGCAAAATCAACGATTATATCCTAATTTTTCCTTGTATTTTCACCCTTTTTTTGATATAATGTTTATACTATGAAATTCTATACCTATGCTAGTCAAGTATTTAATAAGATTTATATTCGTGAGATAGATAATAAAGGTGAAGAATCTTCTGCTACTGTAAATTTCAAACCCACACTTTATGTTCCTGCACCAAAAGACAAACAAACATTTAAGACATTAAAGAATGAACCATTAGGTGATGTTCAGTTTGGTTCAATAAAAGAATCTAAAGAATTTGTTGAAAGATATAGTGGTGTAAGTAATTATTCTATTCATGGCAACACAAATTATGTGATGCAGTATCTATCCGAAGAATATTCTGGTGATGTACAATGGGATGCTTCCAAGTTATTAATTTACATCATTGATATTGAAGTTGCCTCCGATCAAGGTTTTCCAGACATTCGTTTAGCAACATCTCCAATAACAGCATTAACTATTCATAATAGCATTACTGATGTTTATTATGTTTTTGGTATTGGTGAGTACACTCCAAACGATCCCGATAAGACAATTAAATATTTTAAATCTGATGATGAAACAGAAATGATGGAATTGTTTTTACAATGGTGGAAAGATAATCCTCCACATATTGTTTCTGGTTGGAATTGTAAATTTTTTGATATTCCATACATCATTAATCGTTTAAAATATCTTGGTTTGGAATCACAATATCTTTCACCAATAAAAAGAGTAGTCGATAAGAATGTTGTTATTGCAGGCCGTGACAATCAATTTTATAGTATTATTGGTATATCGACATTAGACTATATTGAGTTGTATAAAAAATATACTTACAAAGTGCGTGAATCTTATCGTTTGGATTATATAGGCCAAGTCGAACTTGGCATGGGTAAGATTACGGATGATGAAGTGCAGGGGTATGATTTATATAAAACAGATTACCAGAAATTTATAGAATACAACATAAAAGACGTTGAAATTGTAAAGAAGCTAGATGATAAGATGAAGTTATTGGATTTAATAATAACTATAGCATATGAGTCTAAAATTAACTTTGAAGATGTATTTTCTCCCGTAAAGACCTGGGAAACTATTATTTACAATTTTCTTAAAGATAAGAACATAGCAGTTCCACAGGATAGGCATAAGGGTGGTTCTAGGACTATTGAAGGTGGTTATGTAAAAGATCCTCATGTTGGTATGCACAAGTGGGTGGTGTCGTTTGATCTTAATAGTTTATATCCACATTTGATTCAGCAATATAATATTAGTCCAGAAACCATATCAAAGGATGAAGTTTTAAAAATCAAATATTCTGATGGTGTTAATGGTATTCTTGAAAAGAAATTAAATACAAAATATCTAAAAGAACATAAAGTTACTGTTACACCAAACGGTGAACATTTTTCAATTACAAAACAAGGTTTCTTGCCAAAGTTGATGAAAGCAATGTATGATGAAAGAGTTATCTTTAAAAAGAAAATGCTTGAAGAACAACAAAGATTGGAAGATGGTAATTACAAAAACAAAGAAGAGGTAGTCAATAATATTGCAAAATATGATAACGTGCAAATGGCAAAGAAGATTCTTCTTAATAGTGCTTACGGTGCATTAGCAAATCAATATTTTCTTTATTATTCTCCCGAACAAGCAGAAGCAATTACAACTTCTGGTCAATTATCTATCAGATGGATAGAGAAGTATATAAATAAATTCATCAATGATTTATTAAAGACAGGAGATAAGGACTATGTGGTTGCGTCGGACACGGATAGTATTTACATCACTTTTGATGAAATGGTTGATGAAATCTTTGGAGAGAGAGTTGAAACTGAAAAGATCATCAAGTTCCTTGATAAAATGTGTAAAGATAAAATTGAACCGTATATTGATGAATGTTATACGAATCTTTATTCATACATAAATGCGTATGAACAAAAGATGGTAATGAAACGTGAGTCTATTGCAGATAAAGGTATTTGGACAGCAAAGAAAAGATACATACTTAATGTTTATGATTCTGAAGGTGTTAGATACAAAGAACCCAAGTTAAAGATCATGGGTATAGAAAGTGTTAGAAGTTCCACGCCTCAATGGTGTCGAGAAAACATTCAGGCACTTATAAAAGTTATCATCAACACAGATGAGAAAACAGTAATAAAAACTATTGATGAATATAGAGAAGTTTTTAAAACTTTAAGTTTTAGTGATATAGCATTTCCTCGATCTGTAAAAGGACTTAGTAAATACAAATCTTCAAAAGATATCTATATGAAGGCCACACCAATTCATGTAAGAGGTGCGTTGTTATACAACTATCACTTGAAAGAAAAAAACTTAACAAGAAAATATCAATTAATTCGTGATGGTGAAAAGATTAAGTTTGCTTATTTAAAAGAACCAAACATACTTGGTGAAAATGTAATAGCAATTTCCACTAGGTTGCCGAAAGAGTTAAACTTAGAAAAATACATTGATTATGATTTACAGTTTGAGAAATCATTTCTTCAACCTATTAAAAATATATTAAATGTGATTGGTTGGAAATCGGAAGAAACAAGTTCATTAGAATCATTTTTTGGGTGAAAGGAGTTATAGTATGGCAGTAAACAGTTTAGTTAAACAATTATTAAAGGAGAGTGACAATGATCTGGCGTCGGTTGTATCCTCTGGGATTGTTGGTGAT